TATTAACGTTGTGCTGCTAATCGGGTTGCACAGCGCGAGAGGATTTATTATGTTAAAAGACTACAGAAAACTTTCAGCGATCAACTATGCCCTACCCGCCGTCGAATACACAGATGCACATGTACAGGGCATCATTGACCACGATCTCACCTTCCTCGAAACCTCTTTTTTCCTGAATCTGCTTGGCAATATGATCGCCGATACAGGTATCCTGCATAGTGCGCGTATCTCTAAACTCGCAGAACGCATCAACTGTACGCCGTCGTGCTTCTACGGCAAGGATAACCTCATAGATCGCATCAATGCGACCGGGATGGCGACGCTTTACATCAAAAACAAGAAGGTGTATGGACGTATCCATGAACCGCCGAAGAAGCGGACAAAAAACCTGAAAGAGGCACCACCGATCTATCCATTGGCTGTTTCGATGACACACCGGATCGCGCTACAGGGCTTACTCAAGAACACAGAAGCGAAAGCTGTTATCCGGGTGTTGCTCATGCTCTCGATGCATTGCCATTTGGATACCGGTGAGATCAACACCGAAAAACGGGCATGTGAATGGGCGGAGATGATCGGACTCTCGCGAACCTCGGTGGAACGCGCGATCGACTGGATCAACGAAAAAGGGTTTGCGCAGTTGGACCGTGATTATGTTGTTACGGGGCACCTGAACTATACAGCAATGGCGCGTGGCTTCCTTCGCGTGTATGCCGAACAACAAAAAGAGCTCAACGCGAAAGCAAAAACAGAGAGAGAAGAAGGCATCGTGAAGCCCGATTATCTCGACATCGAGTTGAAGCTCTACAAGTACTTCGGGATAAATGCCAGGGGTTGGACGAAGTACATGCTCCGGGAAGCGATGAACTATCTGTTGAAAGGGATTATGCCAGAACCGCAACTCGCCTGAGCAAGTACCGGTGAGAGCGTGAAAACGAAGGCACGCTACCACTGCGTTCAATGGAGTTATCCACAATTTTGTCAACGATTCATCAACCACCTTCGGCAACATGTGCAAACCAAAATAGTTCGGAAAGTGAGTTTTGTGATATGTGACTTTGAAAATAGACACGTGCAACGGAAAAATCGGGGATTTTCGGGAACGCTGATACCCACTGGGTTATTGGCTGCTTTCGCGCGGATTTAAAGTTAATATATAAAACCGTAGGAGTACCTACTTTAATTTTTAAATTTAATTGTATTAACCACAAGTGGGATTCGATCTATAAATTTGTTTTCAAGAAAGAGAAGAAGGGGGATACCCCCTCTGCCGGGTACGGCATTCACCCCAACTCCAAGTTAATAAGGCTAAGGAAAGAGGAATGCAAAACTGGAAAACATTTTGGAAAACCATGAAACACAACCGTAAGCAGAGATGTAGTCATTTATGGGTACATACCCCCAACCGTGCGAACCTTTGGACGTGTGTCAAGTGCGGTGTTGCGGTCCGAAAGCGTCCCAAGAGGAGAACTTCATGAATTATGAAGATTTACTGCGTCCGGAGTACTTAGAACATCACGACGATCCAGACTATTACGTGTCGATTGTCTGCGATGAGTGTTGCCAACCTTTTGAATGTCAGATAGATCAAGCGTTTGCGGATCTCGCGTTCAAGGAAGATCAAGGCGTTCCGATTGTTTGTGCGGTATGTATGCCCCAAGACCCTTATGAGGAGGATGTATGATAGATTTTTCACTGTTGATGACGTGTTTGGGTTGTGTTTATTTGATGCTGCTGCATAAAGGTGGTGGCAGGCGTTCTCGCTGGAAGTTATAGGTTGAAAACATATATTGACCCTTCGCCAAATGGCGAAAGGTCATTTTTTTTACGAATTAACTTGAAAATTTTCTGAAAATTGTGATAAACTTTTAAATACAGGCGAAAAAAATCTTAATATCGGCGATAATTGCGCGAATTTTGCGAAATTATCACTTTTTTACAGGCGAACTGTGCCAGGTGGCACGGATTCGTCTTTTTTTGTTACAGGAGCAACCATTATGTCTGCTGAAAAGAAAAAGAAAGAAAAGATAATCAAAAAGCTTCCAAACTTCTCGGCAGAACAAAATCGGGTTGCTAAGAATCTGCTGGTTTTGGAGCTTCCTTATGACTATGTTGTGCAAGCCCTGCTTGACAAATTCTCTCATATCCTTGAAAACTGCGAAGTCAGTGATGAACTCACTGAAGAAAGAAAAAAACAAATTACCGATGCTGACATAGAATCAGCGGTTCGTGATGTGATTCACTATCGGATTAAGAAGATGAAAACCGATGGTAGGCGCTCTTCCTGCGAGGAAATTAAGCGCAAAAAAGAGGAGAGGGCAGAGATTGTAGCTGACACACCAATCATGGACCCACTTTTCCTATTGAAGGAAATGGAGATACGGCGGCAAAAAGATGGTTTGACTTTTGACCAGTTGTTAAAGCTATATAAAGTTGCGACAAAGGATGACGGGAACACTAACGCTGATTTATTTTCAATGCTACCGGGGCGATCCGAGGTCACCCAGACTGAACCTAAACAAAAAGGCAATGCCTTTGGCGGAGCGATGATGAACCATGCTAATACAGAACAAGAAACTTCCGAAGACAGTTGAACAAGAGCGCAAGGAACTCTATCGCTCTAAGAAAGGGAAAGAGTTGCTTGCGGGTGCCCAGAAACTTCAAAACGAGATCCAAGGGATCGCCGATAAAGCGATGCTGGAGGCAAAGAAGAAGAAAGGCACGACCGGCATGGATTTCGATGAGTTGGATAACGTTTTAGACGATTTCGAGCATCACTCGCACCGTCCAGCGGTTGCTGCAGGGTCGCGTACGTCTTCAGCCGTGAGCCGATTTGTTTTTAAGAACGGTCAATGGGTGAACGTTCATAAACCGCCACCCTTGGAAAAGTAAAATGTCGAACATAGCAGTAGAAAAAATTATCTATAAACCTGATCCGGTCGAAATCCGTGAGGGATTCCCGCAGATCCGCTTCAAGAAAACAGGGCTGATCTATCAGGAATCAATTACCGAGCATCAGCAGATTTTTCATGAGAACACCGCAAAGTTTCGAGCGGTGCAAGCGATGATCGGTGCCGGTAAATCCGCAATGGCAACAATAGAAGCGTTTACGCATTCGTGGTGGTATCGGTCGAACTTCGGGTTCATTATCCGTAAATCCATACCACAGGCGAACATCTCAGCGATCCCGGATCTGATGGATGTCTGTCCGCGGTGGATGATTATTTCATGGAACAAGACCGACAAATGTTTGGAACTCTTGAACCAGTATGGGTATGAATTTCTGCAAGACGGCGGCAATAAACTGCCGAAGGGTCGGCGTTACGATTATCTGCAAGAGATCGGTGGCACCAGCCAAATCATTTTTACGTCGTTTGAAGGCACAACCGACGCTTTGGAGAAATGGGCATCAAGTAACTTGGGCTGGTATTTCATTGACCAGGCAGAACAGGCAAACGAAGACATCTACGTAAAACTCAATGAACGGATGCGGCGGATGCCGTCAGCACGCCAAGCCTGGTTTATCGCGAACTTCTCTCGTGATATTCCGCAACAATCCGGCTGGTTGTGGCGATTTTTCGCTGAAGAATCGCCGGAACACAGAGAAAATCACTGGTATTCCGATGATATGCCGACGGATGCCAACGCCAAGAACCTGCCACCTGACTATAAAGCCACACTCAAACAGACGATGCACCCCGACGATTATGCGCGTCTGGTGTCTGGCGATAAAGACAAAATGAAGATGTCGAAATCGGTCTTCCCGGAGCTTTCAAGAGATGTGCATGTTATCAAGCACCAAGAACCGCCACAACATTGGTATCGCGGTATCGGCTTAGACCCAGGGTTATCGAACCCGACAGCGTTTGTAGAGGTTGCCTTTTCGCCAAATGGCGATGTCTATGTCTATAACGAATACGAAGAAAAGAACCGTGCTGTGAGTGATGAGTCGATGGTACTGCGGAATCTTATCACCCCGCAACATATCTTTTATTTCATGGACGGTATCGATGGGCTGAAGCGCAATAAGGTCACGATGACAAGTTTGCAAGCGGAATACATTGCGCACGGCATACCGTTTGATCTCGCACCGAGAGAGGTTCTGCCGGGTGTCCAACGCATCAAAGAGTACTTGAAATTTGACGAAAAACGTATCCACCCTTTTACCGGGAAACAGGGTGCGCCACGACTCTTGATTTCCGAAAGGTGTGTGAAACTCATCCAAGCGTTGATGCTCTATCGGTTCGATGAACGCAAGACGCACACTGTGTTTGAAAACGAACCCGAAAAGTTTCGGAAATGGAAAGACCACCTTGTGGATGCGTTGCGTTTTATTATCGCCGGTGCGACGCTTCCGATCGGCGCGAACCAAGAGATGCCGGCGTATTCATCCGCAGGCGCGCCTCGGAAGACAGAGGGGCCAATCACGCAGCTGCAGTATACCGCACAAGGCGGACTCGATTTGACACAAGTGATGCGGACAGCGAAAGCACCTGTGCCGCCGCAAACGAAAAGTGCACCTGCTTCAAGACAACAACAGACTTCATGGTCACGAGGAGTTACGGCAAATGCTTGAATTAGGACATCCTGTTACTTTCAATGAATATGTCGGGGATACCGATGAGAACGGGCAGCGTGTAGACCGCCAATTCCGGTATTACCCGCATGCGCAACCCCCTGTGTTGGTGACCGATGGCGGTGTTGGCGGCTCTGAAGAAGCGATGCAGGAAGAATCTATCGCTTACGGCGAAGATGGGGCGATGATCACAGCGGAGACGGAGCACGAACTGCTTGCTTTTTACTGGCAGGCGACAGCGAAACAACGTGAATTTCACGATAAAGTTGCCAGCGGCGAGATCGAACCCGCGAATACGCCCGACGGTAACCCGCCCCGCGAGGAGATGGAAGACTTACCGCCACCGAACATGAACGGCAACCATTTTACCCAAGAATCGGCGCAACGGATACCAGAGATGCCTCCTATTGAAACGCCGACGACAGAACCCCCGTCGCCAGGGCTGCCGACCGTTGAAGTCGATATTCAGACATTTACAGAGATGCAGCGTCAGTTGGTTATCGGTGAATTTCAATCTTTGATTGATTTATATGATATGGTTGTTCAGACACAGGCTATCTATTTATCAAACGCGCTTGAACCTGATTCACCACAGCATCAGACCATGGAAATGTGGATGGACAAGTTAGAAGAAGTGAGGAATAAAATTTATGGCAGCACAGGAGAAACTGAAACAGCTGATTGATGAAGCCTTTGACAAAGTTCAGCAGTCGTATGAGCAGGAAATCGCTGCGCTGCACGCCAAGATCGGAGAATTGGAAGCCAAGGCGCGCATCCAAACCGATGCCGAGACGGATACACGTATCCGTGAAATCGCAGCACACCAACAGACTTCGGTTGAGGCTTGGATAAAAGACGCGATTGAACAGCAGATCGCGTACGGTGATATGCCGATGATCCGGGTGCAAACTGATTTTTATGAACGACTGAAAGCACACGCTATGGCGAAAGGTATGATGCCGGAATCCTTGACCACAACCGATGAAGCGACACGCTACTTTCTATCACTTATAGACAATTTACTCCTATAGCATGTTACAGCAACAAACCGTCAACCCTCAACTCCAGCCCCAGATGATCGACCCCGAAGCGTGGTTGGTCTCACAGGGACGGCTTCAGGCACAGAATCCGGACAACACACCGCCGGCAGAACGCGCCGCGTTGGTGAAAAAGTTTTTGAAAGAATCCGAAAACTCGCAAATCCGGCAAGATGCGTTGCGCTACTGGGAGGAAGCCGATCGGTTGGTGAAGGGGTATCACTGGTCGGATATGGTCTCAGGTGCCGGGGATTACCAGTTAGATTTCCATTTTGTTGCGAACTTGATGTATAGCATCAAAGAAAAGTTAGTCTCGCTGTTGGTCGAAGGTATCCCGGAGATGGAGTTTCTGGAACGCAATCCGAACCAGACGGACTTCGCCGTGCAGATGGATAACTTCTTCCGGCACGAATGGGAACGCAATAACTGGATGGCTGCCCTGGTGATCGCCCTCGATGAAGCGATTAAACACCGAACCGGCTGGCTAAAAGTGTTTTGGGATGTCCGCGCTGATGGCGGTCGGGGTGCAGTTCGGGTTGAACCTGTCTGTAACTACGATCTATTCTTGCACGAAGGTGCGATGATCCGCGACGGTACACTGGAATCGAAGTATGTGATACATCGGATGGACAAATCAAGGCTCGAAATCCTGCGACAATGGAAGGTTGATCCGTCGGGCGAGTTTCAGCGGCACATCGGCTTACAGACCGGACGACAAGATCCGTCGCGACCGTTTCTGGATGCCGTTAGAGATGAGGCAAACACAATGCGCGGGGGTCCGAGTTCGACACAATCGCGTCCGCCACGCCACGCGGAACGCAAAGAGGTGTTCCAGGTCTATGAATGCCATTACCGCGACGATGAACTCGTGAAATCGGCAGGCGTAGATGAGACGCAACCGGCGATGCTACGGTATCCAGCCGGACGTGTGTTGATCGAGTGTAACGGGCATCTGCTACACGACGGACCCAACCCAGCAGGTTTCTGTATGTTCGTGCCGTTCACCGTCGATCCGTCCGTCGATTCTGTCTACGGACCGTCGATTATTAACCAGCTCGCCGGCATGCAGATGGCACTCAATAAATGTATCTCGCAAGCGATAGAACATACGGAACGCTGCTCGAACCCAGTGCTAAAGATTTCGTCGCTCTCGAAGAGTCTGAACCAGGATTCCGATATAGGCGCGCCCGGCTCACGGATCGTCACGATGGAGAACGAAGGTGGCGCAGGCTGGATGGAACCCCCCGCACTTGGCATCGAAGTTAAAGAGATTATGATGCTGATGATCGAGCTCATGGAAAACGTCTCTGGCGTGCATGAAGTCTCGCAAGGTGAAACGACACCGGCGCGCTCTGGGATCGCGATTGAAAGGCTACAGGCAGCAGCTGCGACGCGTTCTAATCTGCGGTCTATCAACTTCGATCAGGGCTTGAAAACCTTTGCGCGCAACGTCTGTTCGTTGTTCTTGGATTACGTCAACGAGGATCGGCAATATCGCTTCCTTGATGAAGATTCGATGATGGAACAGCACGGCACTTTCAATGCGAAAGCGTTAGTGAACCCGACGCGCCGCGGTAAGATCGAGATGCTCCAGCAGGCGATGATGCAGGTCAGGGAAGATTACAGAAACATCGCGCTGTATCGGTCGCCTGAAGAAGCCGAGATGTTGCAGGAATACTATATCTATCAGCTCGAAGAACTTCAGCGTGAGATCCATATCACGCAAGCACTGCCGGCGCACGACTTGGTGAGCTTTGATGTCCGTATCCAGACCGGGACGCGATCCATGACACAAGCGGCGCGTGAGAGCAGGGCGTTTATGCTCTTTGAGTTGGATATTATCACTGAAGCCTCGCTCTTGAAGATGCTCCGTGTACCGAATGCACACAAGATGCTACAGTTGAAGGCACAAGAACGGCAAGCGATGGCGCAAGCACAGCAGCAAGGGGCAAAACAACAACTCGCCCTCGAAACCCAAAAGGGTGATGCTGAACACGAGAACGAACTCGAGCTCGAAGAGCTCAAAGGTCAATTCGATATAATTGTCGCAAAAATCCAAGCAAAAGCTGCGGAAGTGCGTGCAAGGAAAAGCGGTAGCGATACCGCGTCGAAGCGCACGGCTAAGAAAGCGGCATAACTTAAAGGAGATACTCTCATGGCAGGACCAAATGGTGGTGTTTGGGGCAATGAAGTGACGGTCCCACCCGGTGAGAAACTTACACAGAATACAGCGTCTTATGTGCAGCCTGCCGGCGGTGCTGAAGGTGCTGAGAACGCTGAAGGTGCTGAAGGTGCTGAAAACGCAGGTGGCGATGACGCTAACAACCCAACCGAACCGGTTGTCAAAATGCCGGACGGTACAGAAGTCCCTGTCGCGGATTACGATCCGTACGCCCAACAGCGTCAGGAACTCGAACAGCGCGAATCGCGCGTTGATGGAATGATGTCGGTCATCAACGGTAATGGTAACGGCAATAATGGTGAAGGGACGGGTGAATCCAGTAATACCGGTACTGGTGACCAGACAGAGGAGGTACACCCCCTTCTCGCAGAGAACCCGTTGCTCCAAAAAGTTGAGATCGACGACGAGTTTGCCAGCGACGAGGATAAAGCGAACGCGCAACGCTATAACAACCTTGTTGATTACACCCAGCAGCAGAACCAGATCGCTGTGGATCGTGAAAATGCACTGATGAAGGAGATCGGTGCTATCCGCGATGAGGTCGGCGATCGCTTTGTGCGTGAGGATATCGCGCAAGCCACCGCGTTGACAGGCGTAACGGAAGCAGAGATGGTCGCAGCCAGTAGGGCAACAGGTGTTACCGATGTGAAAACACTCGCGACGATCGTTGCCGGTGAGAAAGCAATACAGGCACAGCAGGAAGAAACTGCCGCTGCTGCCGAAGCGCAACGTGAAAAAGAGGCGGGGAATATCACCTCCACGTCGCAAGGTACAGGTGGTAACCAGGGCACCCAACAGAAAGAAGGGCGCGGGGTCGAGAACTGGCGTGATAAGGAATCTGTAGGGGCTGCTTACAAATTTGGGTCGGTGAGTTAGGTATCTTGGCAACCTTAAGGTTACCAAGAATACCTTATCTCACCGATACGCTACCAGCTAAAAAAACATCACAGGCGTGTAACCAGGCGAAAAGGTTAACAAGTCAATGTCTCTGAATCTTGGAGAACTGCGTGGGTTCACAAAGGACTGGGGCCCGAAGATGGTCTCGGATACCTTTTTCAACCAGCACGTTCTACTAAAGTCAATGGAATCTGTTCGTCAGACGTATCCTGGTGGTGATTTTATACGCCTCCCCTTAAACGTCAGAGGCGACAGAAACGATCAGACCGGGCGCGCGCTCGGCTATACGGAATCCTTCGACTTCCCGAAGCTCGAAGTCGGGGATGTCGCTCGTTTTGAGCCGAAGATGGAAGTCCAAGTCGTCGTTATTTGGGATTACGAGGTCGCCAAAAACGGTGCCTCGGATGTCCAATACGCCGATCTCGTGCAAAACCGGATCTCCTGGTACATGAAACTCATGGCGGACCGGAAGTCTCGGTACTTATATGGTCGCGGCGGCAACACCACGCGTCCCAACGGGCTGATTGATGTGTTCGATAACACTGCAAAATTTGGTCAGATCGACCGCACGAAAGCCCCGACCTACCGTTCGTTCCACAGAACCAATACTACCAAGCGCGGCGTGAGCCGTGCGTTGCTCGCCGATTCACTTATCGATGTTTGGGACGGCGCGAAGAAGCCGGACATCGGCATCACGACCCCGAGAATCTGGTCGAAGATTCATTCGATCCTCATGCGTGATGAACGGTATCCGAACACTGCGCTGGCAGCTGCTGGGTTCACCAATATTACATTTATGGGCGTACCGATCGTCTTCGATAAAGAGCGTCCTGTGAAGGCATCTGATCGCCATTCGCTGGATTGGTTGAACTTCGATCATCTCAGGGACTACGCGTGTGAAGGATTCAATATGCGCAGACACCCCTGGGCGCGGATGCCACAGAACACTGGGCAATATGAAGTGATTGTCAACTTCGGCAACCTCTGTAGTGATAATTTGCGCTACGAGTCCCGTCTTGACGATCTCGATCCAGACGCGCTCACTGCGGCAGCGTAACAGTTTCCAGTTTCCAGTCTCTTAACTGGTTACTGGCAACTGATTACTGACAACTTGAAAAAAAGGAGAAAGAAATGCCAGTTTTTGGACTCCCGTCTATTTTTGAGGACGGCTATAAAACGATTCATGATGATCCTCAGCAGGCGCTCGGGTCCTGCTATGTCATGAATACCGATGACGTGAAGCTTTCGTATGTCCGGTTCTCAGAGGATGTTAGAGTTGGGGACGCAGTGCGCACGAAGTACGATCACTATACCGGCGATATTTCTGAGGCTGTTGCTGTAGGCACACAAAAAATAGAAGGCAGCAGTTTTAAAACCAATCTTGCGGGGATTCCCGAGGAACCGACGCTCCGCGATTATGCGAAAATTTCGATTGTAGATGGACCCGGCGCAGGGCAGCAGGGGTATATCACACATTATACGGATACAGTGCTGAATATCCGGTGGTATAACACCGATGACGGCGCGTTGAAAACGCCACTGACGACAGGGAGTGATTATGCTATTTGGGCACCCTGGTACGTGGAACGTGCGTTTTCGGATGCTGTAAATGCTACCAAAGGGACCGTCAACGGGATTGTGATTGCAGGCGCGAAGAAAGACCAGTACGGGTTGATCGCTGTTGAAGGTGATTTTCCTGTGCAGGTGAACATGGATGTAAACGCAGGTGATCTGTTGATCCCTGGGCTGACTGCTAATCAAGGAGAAGGTGACATTCTTTCAGGCGCGGATGCACCGCCCCCGTATGCGACTGTGAACCATTCTCTTGACCTCTCAGACGTTGCATCCGGTGAACTGCACCTTGTAGAAGCGACTGTCTATTGTAAACCGATTTCGATTGTCCGAGAGATTGCAGAGTCCCTGATACGCGGAACCCCGCGGCCTGAGGCTGTATAGTGGCAACACGTGGTGAAATTCGGCAGGGTGTGCGTTATCATTTGGGTGAACGGGTGCCGGGCACTTGGCAAGACGATGAAATCAACTACTTCATCCAAGAGTCCGGCAACCAGCACGCCAAGCGCGCGTATTCTGTGAAAACGATTATCTATACATCGACAATACAGGATGTGCGGGATTACGCCTTCCCGCCGAATTTCGGCGACCTGTTGTCTGTCCGGTATCGCGATGAGTCTATCTCCGATGAATGGGGTCTGGAGTATGTCGATAAAGACGTGCTTCGGAACTGGTCTTATGCGGGTACTGAGAACGGCGATCCCTACTACTACTATCGCGAACAAGATGCTTTTGGACTGTTCCCTATCCCGAATAAACCGTTAGTGTTGGAATGTAAGTTTGAAAACGATTGTCCAGGGTTCACAGAAATATACGATCATGAGACCGAGACCGGCTTCTCGCAGGACATGACGTTAGAGGTTACCACGGATACGACAGAACCGATAGAGATGGAGGTTCGAGATATGGATTTAGACCCGCGCTGTGTGTGGGTTTCAAACGTCTCTCTATACCTCCGTCGAAGCGGTACGTATTTTCCGGGCAAAATCTGGCTCACCTTTACGAACTTGACAGGTGAACATCAGTTTGTGCATGTTAGTGGTGAGTTGTCCGCAGACTCGATTAACTCGCATCCGGAATGGGTACACTTCGACTTCACGCAGAACCCGATCGGTATCGACTCGGATGAACAAACTTTTCGCATGCAGATTCATGTGGATAACGAGTATATCGAAGCTGAACCCCGCAGTTATGGGGGGAGCGGTATCTTGGTTGGGACAGAAGAGGTTCAAGAGACACCGCAAGCCTTTTTTCTGATGCACCGACTCCGCCACGATCTCGAAGTCGAGTATTATCGTAACACCTGTGATGTCATGACAGAGGATGATGATGTCATCAACATCCCCGATCGTTATACAGAAACGATTGTGCACATGGTGTTAGAGAAATGTTATCTCAAAGACGGCTATGACCCACGCCTTGCAGCTTATTGGCATGAGAAAGCGGAGATGGAGATCAAAGAAGCGAAAGCACAAGCCGTCATCCCGACTTTGGGAAAACGACGCGAACTGCGACGGTCTGCGCCGCGACTCACGAACCTAACATACAACAACAGAACGGGCTTGTTCCGACTTCGGTTAGGGAGACCATAGATGTTTAAAGTGTTTGGGCGTTTACTGTTCTCTGTTTCAGCGAGAATTCCGCAGATGTGTAAAATCTGTTTTTGCTGGTGTGTGCCTGCGAAACAATTCTATAACACAACCGAACAGGTGTGCGGAAAATGTTTTTGGACACGGATGCGATGAATATCAATTTTGCCGGTGGACTCGTAACCAATGAAGTTTATAACCCGCGGAGCCGTGGTGTGTCGGGTCAGTATGTCCGCAACTGTCGTGTGAACGGCAACGGTTGGCTTATCCCGCGGAAAGGACGCGTGCGCGCCGAGGCACCCGATGTTTTCTCTTATGAAAACGAATACGGTGGCAGCCCGCTCGCGAAGATAGCACCCGGCAGTGTTCGATACTCTGAATCTGGGGCTTCGGAGGTTCCTGCTTTTTCGCCGATCAAAATGGTGTTTCAGGCTCTGAAAGTGGACACCTCGCAACTTGAACAGGTGTTCCCGACACAGCAAGGAGATACAGGTGAACCGCCACCGCAGTTATCGCCGAAAACAGTCATTGGTGAAACGAGCGATCCGATAACCGTTGAACCCGTACGCGTCGTGCGTGCCGAAGACCCGTTTGGTGAGTTTGAAGTCGATCCAGAGAATCGTACAAACACTTATCGAGCGCGTGTGCATAGTTTAGAGGTTATCCATATCGATGACGAGCAGATAGCGATCCGATTTCGGATTATCGGCGATATTAACCTGAAAGTTAGAGTTGTCGATTACGGCTCTAAACAGGTTGTCCGGCATATCCGGGATACAACTTACCTTGATGGCGGTTCACAGGACGAGGAACCCGACCAAACAGGGGATTACACCGGCCCGCGGCGGAAACAGGTCATTTGGGACGGTAAAAACGATTTTGGTGAGTTCGTCGCCCCGGGTGCCTATTCTGTTGAGTTTGAAGAAGCCGTGCCGGTGAAAAGGCTTGATGGAGATGGTGAGTATTTACCGGTCGAATCTTATGAGTATCGCCACAGTTTTCTGCCTTTTGATATTGCGTGGGAAGTGCTTGAGATAACAGTGGGCAGTGTGCCGGACGCAACACATGTCGATATTTTTGTATCCGCGGACACGGTATCGGAACGCTATTTTTGGATTGCACGGTTGCCTGTAGACAAGACTGTTCATTATCATTTTCCTGTCTTGGATGTGAACACGGAAGCACCGCTGACTTTTGAGACACCGGATTGGACATATATCGCCGCCAACGAATACCGTGCGTATGTGGCAGAACTTGAATCGAATCGGGTCTATCTATCACATTTCAATCCCGGCACAGGCGAACGGCTCTATCAGAATTTTACAGATTTTATTGATCTCGATCTTCAGGACGGCACTATCACGGGACTTCATTTTCTCAGGGATACGCATTTAATCATCTACGCGTCGAACCAGATACAGATTTTGGCGACCGATCCGATCGCAGAGCTGCATTCTGTCATCGATTTCATTACACCGCGAGACGATAAAGGACAGTATATCGGTTGTGTTTCGCCGGAATCTATTGTTGACATGGGAGGCGTGCATTACTTTTTGGCAACCGATAAGCGGATCTATCGCTATGACGGTTCAAATCTGCGGGAGATGTCGGATAAGGTTCACGGGGTGCTCAGTAGACTTCTCCACCTCGAAAACGCTGTTGGGTTCTCATACGACCAACACTATTTGCTTTCGGTAAACATAGATAGTGATCGGACAACTTCGCGTGACGATCCGAACACAACGCTCGTCTATGATCTGATTCATGGTGTTTGGTGGCAAGACGATTTTGGGGTCTCTGACGCAATGAAAGACCGCCAAGGGAACGTCTATGGCGTTATCGACGGACAGACGTTTCAGTTGTATACCGGCGACACCGATGACGGTGAACCGATCCGTCGGGTGTGGCGGAGTCATCCGTATTACGGACGCATCCAAGCGAAATGGGAATCCGTATACGTCTCGCCACAAGCCCCCGCGGTGATTGACGTGGAGGCATTCACAGAATTCAATCGCGCCGAAGGGAGACTTGATATTGATAGTATTGCGAACCCTTGGACACAACGGATGGGCTGCCACCTTCGCGGGCGAACACTTACGATTGAGATCCAAACCGAATCGACTGCGGCGATTGATAGGATTGCTGTCAATGAACGGGTGAGGAATGCGAGGTAAGGAGATACATCATGAGTCAATATGCGATAGAGCGCAATGATAGAGTGACCAACATTCGCCAGGGTTCAATTGTGGGTGGGTATCATGAACCCCCGAGTAATTTGTCGGCGAATACCTGGTATCGTTTGATGCCGCAAGACACAGGTGCGAAGGTCTCCGGTGATAACCGACAATTAGACATCGGCACATTGCGGTCTGATCTTCGCAATGCTGATATTATCGATTGGCATCTGAAGATTTTGACAGCGGGCTATGAGGATCATTTTGTTATTGAGGCGTATGACCCTGCGACAGGATATGCGAAAATAAATTCATCGCTGCATGGTGGGAATATAGAAACGCATATTGGTCGGTTGCCTGCCTCGTATGCGTATGTGCTCTATCCTGAGTTGCTCAATGAGTTTTGCATTAACTATATGAATACTGCGACGGATACCCTTGACATCGGTTATGTTGCAAAAGATGTGCTGAATCCAGCATCTTCAGAGGTTATTAAGTTGACGCAATTATCACCGGGGCAGTTGGTAACGATCCGATCTCGGTCCGTCGATAAGGTATTCTACCGGTTTCCGACACTCACCGCTTCTGCGGAAAACGACATCTCTTGGGGCGAACATTATGTGGCATAGAGAGGTGTAAACGGATGAAGCATGTTAGGGATTTTTCTGTGCCGCGGGAACGTGTTCCAGCAGAAGTTTCACGGGCGTTTCAAAGTATTCAGGTGTCGTTGCGAAGTTTGGATACTGTGATTCAAACCCTATCGGACGATATTGATGAGATGCGTGCCTTGCTGAACGACTTTGAGGAGATTGTCAACGGCACGCAGACTTCTGAAAAGGAGTAGGACGAAATCACCATGCGGACACACATGCTGCCGATTCTCAGTAGGCTCAAACGTAAAACTGGAATTAGAAGTGTAGAGAGGATTTTAGACATGATTCATCGCAGGCAGAGCGAGTTTAACGGGGCAGTCGATCTCTCATGGTCACCGACTGATCAGGGTGCTGCGGTGCGGGTTTTTTTAAAGTTTGACGCACCGCCAACGACTCCTGGAGATATAGAGGTTATTTATAATAGTGGGGACGGTGCGAACTACGACACGCTTATTGAAAAGATTGACCCATCGGTAGACGGTCTCACGGATATAGCCATGCTGATCGGCAACGAAACCCCATTGTTCAGCACCGATGCGATACAAGTCAAATACCCGAACACGAATACACGGCGTGTCAATGTTACCATTATCGGTGCGGACGACTATTTTTAGGGCGAAAAATTATGAGTATTTATGCCAATGGTGTTAGAGTTGATGCGATTGGTGTCTATCGTGATGCGATAGATGGTATAGTTGCCGCGTCTCGATCACGGCGCAAAAGTATCCGTATCGACGAATCCGGCAACGAGTATGTCGTAGAACCCGTCGATAATCCTGCGACAGATGCCCGCGGTTCGTGGAGCGAGTATACCAACGCCAATTTTGAGGGTGCCCACGGCGGTCAGCCGTATTTGCGTGGTGCGACGGGTCAATACTTTTATGATTTCAACCACCATCATTTTTATCGGTCGGACCCCTCTGGTGATTTTGTGGTTTGGACGCAAGTCGACGATGAAACCGCGCTCGGTGCAAACGCTATCTTTTTAGGAGAATTCGACACCGAAGCCGATGCGTCTAATGCGATACAGACCTACGACAGCACAAAGACCTATTACGCTTACTACAATCGCCGTGTCCGTGTGTTAGCGGCTGGGAGTTATGTTGCGCCACAGGGCCCATCGCGACGTTATGTGTGGTCAAGGATTGCACACGACGAAGCCGATCGTATCGCCAACTTGGAGAGTCAGACGCTTCAGCAACACAACTATCCCCAAAACGACCGAATCCTGACAGGTAACGGCACAGAAACCTTTAGTTTTGATGTAGCGCAGATTCGCAGATTCCTTAACGATGACCGGGCGTTTGCGTCGGTCACCCTGAAGTTTAGTTTCCAGCCATCCGTCCCACTGAATCCTGCTGAAATTGATTTCAGCCTCGATGACGGCGGCACGAATCTGCGGGATCAGACGGTTATATTTAGTAGCGGTACGCATCAAGAAAACCTCACATTTACCGCAACCATCACATCGCTGTCAAGCGACACGCTCACCTTCACGGCAACGACGCGTGGCATCACGGATGCGACTGCCACGGTTACGCTGAGCGACATCGAACTCAACGTAACCAACGGTTTCTCACCGACGGAGGCACAGATCCTCGATTTACTCGATGTGACCGAATCGCAACTCAATCATATGTTTGTGGGTGCGTCGATCAGTGGTCGCGAGATTACGTATACGCAAGCCGATGGTTCGGTTGTGCCGATCACTCTGCCTGCCGTGACGATGCCTTTTGATTTTACTGTTGGCGGTAGTTTCCCGGGGAGTCCTAACGAGGACGACTTACACCTTTTCGATGCGGTTGCGTCGAGCATTACTGCGGTAGACACCGATGGCTCGACCCCGAAAACCTCAGCCGCTGCGCTCGATGTGTTCATATACAACGGGACTGCGTGGCAATACGTCGCCTTTTTGGGCGATACGAACCTCACGGCGGCGCAGGTTCGCACGCTTTTGGGTGTAACCCAAGCCCAAATCAACGATATGGTCGTAGGGGCATCGTTTGACAACGCAACGCGTGTGCTGACACTGACGCAACGCGACGGCTCGACACTCGCGATAACGATTCCAGATGCCGATTCTGGCGGTGGGACAGAGGTGTTTGTCCAATCGACACCACCGACGGATGCCAACAACCGTGACCTATTACTGTTCAACGCTGACGCAACTGGACTCACCGGCTTCTTTGAAACGGACGGTACCACCGCAAAAACAACCGCACAGTCGGGTGATCTGTTCCGTCGGTATGATGTCGGTGGCACACAACGCTGGGATTTTGTCACGTTCTTGGGCGACCGTATCACAAACGACGGGGTGGTCACCGGCGCAACGGTTCAGAATCAGGAGTTGCGCTTACAACGCAGCAACAACCTGCCCGACCTGACCATTAGTCTATCGCTCCTCGAAGAGCAGGTACCTGTCCATCAAAGAATCCATGTGAATCAGCATGTATTTGTTGGCAATAACCAGGTGAATGACACGTTCAACGTAACGGATCTCAAACGTTTCCTTGAACATGACGATGCCGAAGTGCAAATCCAGATTTCGATGGATATTGCGCGATTGGGTGATACAGGGGATCAGGGCGATGTGCTGATCCAACTGCTCGATGCCTCTCATCCGTTGGATCTACCGACGGAACTCGGCGCACTCACGTTGACGGGTGTGACGGGCGAAGCCTCACTCAGTCGGACGCTAACAGTCAATTTCCCGCCCCAATCGCTTGCATCGCTGACCCCAACGCAGGATCCGCCATACCATGAGCTGTTAACACTGCGTCTGACAACATCAAACGGGCCGGCAGGCAGTTCGTGGAACTTCACAAGTATCAACATCGATATATTCGCCAGTCTAAATTCCGATGAATCAGACGGCGTGGTGACG